GCACTGATCCAAAGATTTCTTGGGTTTCGTTATATTTTCACTCGGGGCCATGAAGCCAGATTTGCACACATCGGGACTAACTGGTCTACATCCCATGGGTTCTATTTCAACGTTGTTCTCGCGTTTCGATTGTCCTACGATACAACTCATTATATTTTATCTATATTTTTATTTTCACAGTACCAGAAGTCTTCCGGTTGAGGCATAAAGAGGACACCCTTGGTCATTGTCATGTAGAGCTTGGCCTTGTTAACATCGGGGTAGGACAGAAGCATCCATCGTTCCCAATACTCCGCTCGGAAGAAGTCTTCCCAATCTTCCTTTTCGCTTTCATCTACAGCCAACATACCCCGATGAATTTCGTGGTGATTTGTCTCTATCCGCAACTTCTTGGGAATGACAGCTCCCTTCCTAATAAGATGTGCACGCATGAGACGGGCGTCACCATGATCGGTATAATACTGGACACTCTTCTTACCGAAATCGATGGCTCTTTTACTTGGTAGGATGACACGGTATTTATGTACAACAGATGGACTGGGCTTAAGAACGACGTGCATTTACTGTACCGAGACAATTTCTTTGAGTGATGTTTTACTCGTTATATTCGAAGGAAGTCGAATTGATAGGACCTTTCTACGTATTCCATTGGGTGCCACTTGAGCTATGTTTTGGAGCTTGAGACGCTTATTTTTTTCATCTGTGACGACCATGTAGTATTTGAAGTTTGTGACAAAATATTTCCATTCAGGCCCCCTTCGTTCAGACATTGGTGTGAATTTATGAACCAGACCCCATATAACCTTTTTAAGAAATGGAAGACGGTCACGTGGATCCTTAGGTCCTATGGGTGTACCGAGTGTTTTATGCATGAGCATGATGAACGCTTCTACGTAACAGAAATGGTGTTGAGATAATTCATCGTACTGTGATATTTCAAAGGACTTCATGAGCATTTCATTGGTCTTGAAGCGAATCTTAGCTTTTTGGTTAAATTCAGCAGGTGTATTATATACGATTCCGCCGGAAGGTTGGAGGGGTAGACCCTTATATAACCTTTTGTATCCCGGGAATCGTTCCTGTAAATCCTTCTTGAACTCGGGATTTTTACTACCCATCGAATCATAGAGTTCTATGGTTTTATTGTCGCGATTCACTTTCGCGAGTGCGAAATGACCTTCACCAGTATCGGGGTAGTGCTTCTCGAGGTGGATATATTCGACACCGTTCATTCGTCTACGTTTCAGGTTACAGGAAAAATTGAAAATCTGTTTCGATTCCGATTTAATAGCTTTTCCTAATGCATCGAACGTATCACCCTCGAATAAGAAACGTTTGGCAAGTTCGGAAGCGTTTTCGATCGCCATGAGTTTTTTTGCAACCGTGTTCGTCTCTATACGACTTTCAAGATAATCCGTCTTATCGATACTTGGTTGATCCTCCATTTTTTCTAAGATCTTCTTTTTGTCACTCTGATTTTTAAGGAGTTTTACAGGAACAAGTTCCATATATAAATATAAGGATTAAATTTTTATATAAGAGATGTTGGAATATACCGCCTCGGGTAATGTACCTGTTCGAGTTGGACAATCCGCAAAGGAAAACGATCATCTCACAAACATGAGTGATCCCCGACACTGGTGGATGCATGCAAGTGGTTACCCGGGGTCACACGTTGTCATCTGTTATGAAGGACAGGAACTTCCTAGAGACGTCAAACGAGATGCTGCTGTACTCACTCTATACCATAGCAAGACACCTGAGTCTAAAATGTCATGGGTTGAATTGACACACGTTGGAAACGTTTCCATGATGAAGCAGTATGGCCGGGTGACATTGGAGGGTAAAGTTGATCAACTAACTATCTTCATGAGAAAGGAAAAGGAACGTTTGGAAAGAATCTTAAAAACGAAACGTTATATCTAAACAGATGAGTCATCAGGACTGGACCCCGGTCATCATCCATGGAAAAGCTGCACCCACGCAACGACCCCCAACGAAGCACTACGAACGTACGAAGGAGCAGAAGTTGGAGGATGAGGAGCTGGGAACGCACAAGAAGGTATCACTCTCCATGGCCAAGATGATTCAACAGGGACGTATTGCTAAAGGTTTCAAAACACAAAAAGATTTAGCAATCGCAGTTGGGGTGAATGCGAGTATCATAGGTTCCTATGAGTCTGGACGAGCCATTCCGGATCCCGTGATACTCCAAAAGTTGAGAAAAGTCTTGGGTGTCAAACTAAAGTAAGCTCGAGTAGTGCCCAGCGATGTAGTAGACATCCTCGAACCCGAGTTCCTCCAATGTCTCTGCTGCAAATCTGGCCCGTTGTCCAGTATTACAGTAGACGAGTAGTCCCTTCTTAGGGAGTTCTGTCGTGGTTTTTTCGTTCATCTTATTGACGGGGATATGGAGTGCCCTGGGGTAGTGTCCTGCACGATATTCCGTGATCGTACGAACATCAATGACCTTCTTTATTTTACCCTCTTTGATGAGTCGTTTGGCTTCCGAGGATGACACGAGGTTCTGTCCCATGAAAGTATACGCGAGTGCACCAGTGAGTGCACCGGCTATGATGAGTGGTATCATTTAGTATGTGTAGGGATTTTAACTTCGACGTGTTCCATCTCGAAGCAGCATTGTGCGTGACCATCATAAGTCCTCTTACATGCTTTACAGTAATAAAGGATAGGTGCGTTCATAGTATAAATGGCTCTTGGAAAAAAACAAGAAGTTTCTACTCGTCTCACACCTGAAGAGTTTGCTAAGCATTCGATGGATAATCGTTTAGCTGCAGCAACGGATGCACTTAAGTGTGAAAAGGTTCGATACAAGTCCAACTGTGACTCGGATAAATTCAAGGAGTTCCTTGAGGACCGACTCACAATTTGGGAGGGGGAAAAGAACAGCACCTTCCACGGGAAGAAGATGTTTGAAAAAACGAAAACGTTGATTGATAACTGGAATTAATTACCGAACGCAACACCGGCCATACCATTCTTGATACGAAGAATGTTATAGTTGACTGCGTACATACGCTGGTACATGTTACCACCGGACACGTTCCTGAGTGTCACCTTCGCCGTGTCGATGCGAGAGAAGTTCAAGGAACCGGAAGGTTGAGACTTGCCGATGTTGAGGCAGAATGGCCATGTGTACACGGGAGCGGTTTGCAGAAGATCATCGGGGAGACACTGACAGTGCATCTTGGGAACCACAGTATGATGGTAATCCTTGGACATGTTCTCAGAGAGGGGTGTACCATTGATGTACAGAGTCGCATCATCGAAAGCATACGCCGTATCCCACATCGCACCCACATTAGACGACACGAGGTGGAGAGCACTCGTGGGGTGGTTGAAATACGTGAGATCGATATCCGTATCCGTCGCCCCAACCATCTGGTACTGTGTCTGTGTTATGAGAATCTCATGTTCATTGTCCGTGAAGAACTTACGCTCATCGGTGTCGAGGTAGGCATACATCGCGTACACCTTGGGGGTTGACGAAAAGGTGCCGTCACGGCACTTGATGCGGATCTCAACGTCGTGGTACTGCATGGCAACAAGAGGAAGGGACTTGGTCCAGTCCTGGCTGAAGAAGAAGGGAATCACGAAGTGATCAGCGGTACCCGCGGTATTCGTCGCATTCTCCTTAATCTCAGCTGTAGACACGGCCGTCGACGCACGAGCCTGTGTTTCGTTGTAGAGTACGTTGTGAACACCCTGGACGTAGAGGGAATCGAGGCGGCAGACCTGCTGACCACCCACATAGAGAAGGAACTCGGTCGGGTTGGAATCCTTAGAGAAAAGACCTGTCGTTTCCGGACCCGTGGCGGCGATGCCAGGGGCTTCGATCCATACGTAGCTCAAAAGATCACCCTTGGACTTGATGGGGATGGTCACTTCGGCACCCGAACTGAACGAACCGATGTAATCGATACGCTCGGGCTTGATGGAGAAGTTCGTATGACGCTTGTAGTTCTGACGGAAAAAACTGACTTCGGGTTGACCAGTGATGTAGACATCCTGGGCACCCTTGGACACGAGGTCAATCAAAGCGGCTGACATTTACTAGTAAACGATATTAAAATTTTGGCTCGAAGTGTACATAAGGAAGGATGGTTGTATTTCAGGCACTCACATGGGAAGCACGTGATGAAGATGAGGATCACTTGATTAGTATCTTTGGTAAGACAGAGGATGGGAAGTCTGTGTGTGTAACTACTACCTTTGAACCATACTTTTACATCAAGCTTCCTGATATCAAGTATGCTCGTGAAATATACGCTCACATCAAAGACACTTGCACGGGGTACACCGTCGTTGAATCGAAGGATATTTGGGGTTTTCAAAATAATCAAAAGTTCTTGTTCATGCGTATCACATTTTCCAATCTGAAGAAGCGGAGAACGACTGACTACTTCCTGAAAAAACCTCTCAACCTCTCGAGTGGTCCATTTCCCCTGAAGGTGTATGAATCCAATCTTGATCCCATGCTTCGTATGATGCATCGAACAGGAATTCAGTCCACAGGGTGGTTGGATACTGGTAGTGAATGTGTTCGATCCAATCTTGCACATGTCAACATCGACCTGTTCTGTAACAACTGGGAAACACTCACACCCGTCAAACGTGATGACGTGGCACCCTTCGTCGTGGCATCCTTTGATATTGAGTCGAATAGTTCTACTGGAAAGTTTCCTGATGCGGACATAGATGGTGATGCCTGCTTCCAGATTGCCTTGACTCTTTGTAAACTTGGATCGGATGAACCCTATGACAAGACATGTCTATGTTTCAAACAAACCGACCCAAACCTGGAAGGTTCTACGATCATCAGTTATGATACAGAACGGGAAATGCTTGAAGCATTCAGAGACTACATCATCAAACAGGACATCGATATCATGACGGGTTGGAACAT